AAACCGCTAAAAAATTGAAGTTTTAAGGATATTGGCTCTTGTGAAAATAATCCAGAAAACGAAATAAAAAAACCCGCAGAATTTAGATCTCCGCGGGTTTTGAAAGTTGTTTAGGTTTTAGCTTTGTAGAAAATCATGTAAAGTTCTTTTACTCTGACCCACCATTTATCTTCTTTTGGTTTTGGTTTAGCAGAAAATAGTATTTTACCCATTTTTTTTCTACCTTTATTACTTATCTCAATTTTTAAAGTAGAATTACTCATAGGAACAGGGTAAATCTCTATTTCATTTTCTAAGCACCAACTTTGAGCAGTGTCCTCTTCTTTTCTTGTATTCATCTTCTAATTACCATCCATTTAGTTTTATCTTGAAATCTATCAGAAATTGTAGTTATTTGTTGCTCTGTCATTCCCTCAATGTTAAAAAACCTATTTTTTTTATCACATTCAATGTTTACGGCTACTAATTCTTTTTTTATATCCATTATTTACATACGTTACAAAATCCAGACTTTTTATCTCTTATTGTCGAACAACTCAAGCATTTAATAACGACTATCGCCTTTTCTTCGTTTATATTCAGAACTATTGGTTTGCTCTTTTTAGTTTGAATCAACACAACTTCATTTTTTAAATCATGTTTCCGCATTTTCATCATCCAATAATCTGTTGTTATTGCGGTAATTTTTCCAACGTTAAATCCTGTAATTTCAGCAATTTCTAAATCTCTAAATCCTGCTTGTGTCAATTCTATCATTCTTTCAAAGTCTTCATCTTTGTAAGGTTGGTATTTTTTTCGTGTTCTAATTTGTTTTTCCATAATTTTCTATTTTAAAATTCTATTTCACTTGTTGTATCTTCTTCGTAATAAGGATTTGGGAAAATATATGGTCTTCCGACTTTTTTGTTGTCATTAAACTCATTTCTATCTTCTAAAGGCGAAAATCTTTTAGCTTTATCTGTTCGTTCCAACTTCATATTGTGCGTCAAAACTCTGTCAATGTAAGCGACTCCATAATTATTATTATGACTAAAGAACTTCTCTTTAATATTCTTACCAACAAAGTAAAACTCTTCAACTGCTTCGTTTTGCATACAATGGTCATCTAAATAAATTAGAATCTCTTTGTGTAAAGCTTCTCTTGATTCAAGCTTAACTGCTTCTAAAGCATTTGTGGAAATCTCTTTAACGTCCATAATCATACGCGAATGTGAAGTATCTATTGTTCCGTCCTCATTCAGGTATTTATGGTGTTTTCCTTTATATTTATGCAGATTTTCTAAATAACATAAAAAAGCGGGAATTTCAGCCGTTAGCATCTCCAGAATTTGGTGGTTTGCTTTTCCTTCAAGCGTTGGAATCTTACGAACCCAATATCTAATTTCTTCATTATCTACTTTCGTAAATTTATTCTCGTCATTTGAAGTAATTATTATTTTACCAAAAAATGGAAGTTTAAATTGCTGAACGTGTTTAATATTTACAGAAATCTCTTTTTGAGTTGCAAGGTTTTTTATCTTCTCCATAGACTGACGACTATCGAAATGACTTTCTTCAATCATTATTACATTTTTATCAGCATATTGACCGTTAAAGGCGTTACCAATATCTTGAGGGTTTATAATAATTGAATTTGCTCCAAATAAAATACTCAGGTAATTTACAAATGTTGTTTTTCCTGTTTGTCTTTCCTGACTAATCAGCGTTAAAATTGGTAGCACTTGCCTTGGCATCTCATAAAGAACTTTCAAGTAAATCAATCCTAAATGGTATTGTTCTTTGCCAAAAATATGTGTTACTAATGTTTTAGTCCAAATCCATTGCTCATCTCCGATGTAATCTTCAATGTGCATTGACTTGTAGCCGAAAGGTGCATAACTATTATATTTATCACCTATAATTTGGCGGTAATTTTTGTTATCTGGTTGAATAGTAAATACTTTATACTTATCCACATCGCCTAGAAAAGCTTTATTGAAGTCATCTAATAGTGTTTGACGTTTTACGGGTTTAAGTTCCGTTCTATCCACGCCATAGCGGTCTTCAATGACAATTCTTTCGAAATACTCTCCTTGAATACGAACATACTCGTTTTCGTTATTCATCACTTGGTATTTTACATAAGCTAAAGCCTCGTTGAAGCTATTTTTGTAAACACATTTTTGAAGTAGCATAAAAGAAGTGAACTTATCGCCTATTGGCAAATTCAATCCGTTTGTCATTTGTGCTTCAAAATAGCCATTTTCTCTGTCAATCATAATCATTGACTTTTCTCTATCAGAAGCATTTGTAATATAAGTTAGGGATTTTTTACCAACTTGGCTTACAGCCTTAATCTTCAAGACTTTAAGAATCACATCTTCAATGCAGTTCTTATTGTAATAATCTACGGGATTTATTACATCTGGTGTAATAACCTTTTTACTCCCCATAGTATTTTTCTAGAATAATTTCTTCAATTTCCTCTAGCTTTTCGATTTGAATCGTGCTTGGCTTTGTTTTGAAATTAAAAGAATCCTCTAGTAATTCTGTCAAATCTAATCCGTTGCAAGTAACTTTCTCTATTTCAAACTCTTGGTACTCTGGAGGGTCTTCCATCGTTCCTAATTTTGCGTTGTAGTAAGTTCCGTGAACTTCTAGGTTTAATCCATAAAATTCTACAATGTGTTCTGTCATTTGTTTTCTGTTTTTAGGTTATACAATTTATCTACTTTAGTTAATACTTTATTTAGTTGTGTTGCTAATTTTTTATTAGCTCCCTTTAATTCTTTATCTCGCATTATAGCAAAATATATCGGTCTATAAATACTTGCGATTCTTTCCGCAAATTTTACCTTATTTTTACTGTAAAACTCTGGTGTTACATTGTAATGAATAAATAAGTCTATTATCTTTCTTTCTAATAGTGAATAAGCAAAATTACTTCCCTCTCCTATTGACTTACAATATTTAATAATCGGCACTGATTTTGGAAGTGGCATCTCGCCATATTCTACTAAAGTACCCTCTTTTAATTTTTTAGCACGACCCTCTCGTTTTTCTACGATTTTTTTAGCACCGCATGACGTACAAACTTCATCTCCTATCAAATTATAAGTTCCACATTCTTTACACTCCCACGTAGCTAATAAATCAGGAATTGACTTTCTCTTTTTTCCTGGAGAATGAAACCATTTGCTCCAATCTCGTTTCATCGACCATATTCCGTGTGCGTGAATGTTTTGACCTAAATCAATTACGGTAAATTTGTCTTTAAATATTTTATCTGTCGTTCTTGAACCACGACCTACAATTTGAATCCATAAAGCTAAACTTTTTGTTGCTCTATTCATAATAATACACTCAACATCTTCAACATCGAATCCTGTTGTGAAGACATTTGTATTAATTAGTATAGCGTTCCTTTCATTCCTGAACCACTCTATAATTTCATTCCTCTTGTATGGAACACCTGTATCTGGGTTGATTTCAGTTGGATTGACTGTATCAAACATTTTGACATTTAATCCTAAAGAAATAAATAAATCATAAACAATAGCGTTAATTTTAGTCGAGGAATTGAATATCATCGTCTTTTTTCCATCACAATAATCGAAGTAAGACTTTTTTAGAATATCCACAGAAGCCGCATTTGAATAAAGTGAATTTAAAGAATCCTTTGTATAACCATCAGGGTTAGAAGTGGAATCTTTAAGCTTATGAAATCCTGGCAATTGTAATGCAATATTATAATCCTGTACTAAATAACCCTCGTCAATCAAAAATTGAGTGTCTAATCCTTGAACTAAATCATCAAAAATGGCACTCAAAGTTAAGGGCTCTACATATTCAATTTCATCTACTGTACTATAAACTTTTTTATTTAGAACGGGTGTTCCAGAAAAGCCTATTAATCTTTTGAAATCGTATTGTTCAAAAACTTTCTCGAATATCAGTATCTGAACTTCATCAAGTACTATATTGTCAAAATCTCCTAAATAACGTATTCCGTATTTTTTTATCCTTGCAAAAGCAGTTTGCACCATAGCGATAACTATCTGCTTATCATGGCGTAATGTATTCTCTTTCGCAGTTAAGACACAAGCCTCTTTCAACCAAGCGGAATTTTGCTGAAGTATCTCGATTCTATGTGTCAATATTAATGTTCTCCCAGGAAGTTCCTGTGCCAATTTTGCAATCAGCACAGACTTACCGCCTCCTGTTGGAAGAGCAACACACAATTTCTTTACATTATCTTTATACAATTTCTGTTGTATATCGTCATATAAATCTTGTTGGTATGTTCTTAGTTTAATCATTTTTTTTAATCAATCAAATAGTGTGGGGTGGCTATCATAGTTTGTAACTAAAACCTCCGTTCTTTTATTCATTAAATTAGTTCTCTCGCCTACGGTAATTAAGTTTAAACCATGTTGTTCAACTAAATCTAAAATAACTCCGTTATCAAATTCGCTTACTGCAAACTTCACTTTGCTATCAATTAACACTTGGAATAAATCCCTTGTGTCTTGCTCTACAAAGCTATCTGAATAATTGTCTCCTGTACCTAAATATGGTGGGTCGCAATAACAGAAGCATCTTGAAATGTTGTCTTTATAGTAAAATTTACCAAAAAACTTTCTGAAATCTACGTTAAAAAAATATGCGTTATCTAACCAGTCTAGAGTCTTATCTATGTTTTTGAAGACTATGTTTTTAGGGTTAGTTGCTCCAATTCTTAGGGTGTCAGGCTTACCGAATAAGCCAAAGTTGGAAATAAAAATAAATCGAATCGCGTTCATTAGATCGTCCTCCTCTTTTTTACCTTTACCCCAACTTTTAAATTGCTTCTCTGTTATTGGAATATCCTTTAACAGTTTAACAAATTCATCTTTATTGTCTATTATTTGCCGAAACAAATTATAAACATCGTCATCCATGTCGTTTATATAATTAAACTTAGCTTTTGGTTTATTAAAATACATACCTCCCGCACCGAAAAACGGTTCCATGTAAATATCATGTCTTGGGAAGTGGCTCTGTATTTTTTTAGCTATCAACGATTTGTTTCCAAGTCGGTTTAATATCATATAATTATTTCGCCTTCTAAAATATCTTGTTCTTTTTTTTCTTGAACAGAAGCAATCCACACACAAACTAATTTGTATTGGTTAGCATTTCTACTCACGTTAAGTTTAGTTTTTATCCTATCAATATAGGTTGAAACTGTTTTTTGTGAAATGCCAAGTTCTAAGGCAATTTCTCTGCTTTTGAAGCCTTTCTCCATCATCTTAATGACGAAATCTTCACGTTTTGATAATTTTTTCATATTTACTATTTATAATATTTTGGGTTACTAATCCCGTTACTAATTCCCCACATCGCAGTTTTAACATATCCTGAAATCCCTTTAGACAAATAATCATTAGTCTTAATTAGGTTTTCTATCAAGTAACGTGCTTCACTTTCAGTAATATATCCCGCACCAACTCTGGAGCCTAATATCAATGAAGCTTTAACAACTTGTGGGTGTCCCTCATCTGTAATTTCGTTAATCGCACTCGTAACTAATCTTACAACTTTATTGTAGTCTTTATCATGTAAACCCGTTTTTGTCGGTGTTTCGCTTACATTAATATAAAATTTCTTTTTGTAGCTTGTTTTGTACCATATCTCCGCCCTTGAATATTTTCTAAACATAATATCCTTGTCTTCGCTTATAAATAGCGGTAGAATAGCATTTTTTGTTGAATTATCAAACCCATCATACTCTTCAAATTCCTCTGAAACCGATTTATGAAGTGCCTTGTAGTGGTCAACGTCATTTGCTATAACTATCCTCATTAAAGCTTTAACTCCACGTTTAGAAGGACTAAGGTATGCACAAACAATTTCCTCGTGTTCGTGGAATATGTGCTCCTTTAAGTCTTTAGCTTTTTGCTCGGTTTCAATTCCATCAAAGTCTAACTGCATTAATCCTGTAAAACTAGCTATGTTATCATAAATTCGTCTTCTTCCGAAAGGAATCATAATACTTGGCGTAAATGAATACAGTTTGCTCTTCAATTTCCTTTTTTCCTCTTTGTCGCCCTTTTCTACGGCTACTTTTATCGCGGAAAGTGTTTTTGAAGTTTTAGGGCTAGGCTTTTGGTGACTTTTTATAAAATCATCCAGAGTTACATGCCCTAATACCGTAGAAATTCTTATATCTCCACTGTAATATGGGAATTTTATCATTTTTCTGTTTTTAGTTAGGGTGCGGGAATCGAACCCGCAATAACCATATCCCTAATTGTTAATCTTACTCTACTGTTACTTTCCACCCGCTTAAAGAAGTGAAATACATATCGTCTTTACCCTCTTTTTCTACTTTTCTACTCCTAATATTGTAGGCAATTGTAACTAAATCTCCAGGGTTAACCATTCCTATCAAGTCCATTTTGTCGTTTGGAAACTCAAATAATACATCCATTGGGTATTGACCTAATGTTTTGGCAATTAACTCTTTTTTTCTAAAATCTCCGAATACTTTTTCTTCTGAAATTTTTACTACTTGTACTTTTTCTTCTGAACCCATAATCTCTGTTTTTAAATTTGTGAATTTTTAATAATTTGTAATTTGTAATATTCTTTTCTCTTAATAGCGTAATCTAATCTTTCTTTCATAAATGAAATGCGTTCTTCATCTCTTGGAATTACTATTTCGTGCATGTGTTCGGTTTCTAATCCTTTAAAGTAAGCTACAAAGTAAGTTTGGTGAGCTCCTGAACACATCATCTGGAACTGCATTTGGTCGTGGTATATTTTGTCAATAGCATCTACACCATTAGCCACAATCTTAAAGAACTTCAATCTTTTAGGGCATTTAATTTCTAAACCAGAACCATCTGAAACACTTCCATCAGGACTTGCTCCCGCATTTTCTCCGTAAATAATAAATTCACTTTCAACGGCATCAATAAAATTTAATGCTTTTTCTCTTCTAAATAAATCAAACGCCCACGGCTCTTGGTCTATTCCTCTTTGCATATCAGATGAAACGAAATCATTTGAATGGTCTTGAAGTCCATGTAAATCTTCAATTGCTTTTTCAAAAGCGTAAGTTTCAAGGCTTTCTCCTATAATACTTATAGTTGTTCTTCTTCCTTTTGGCTCCGCTTCTTTATAAGCAATCTTTTCTTCTTCTGTCATTTTTCTGCTTCCGTTAGTTAACAGTTCAGAAGCTCTTGAAGCGGTAAATCTACCTCTTCTTAATTCAAACCACTCTTTACTTCTTTGTACCGACATATTCTAACCATTTTTTCTCTATTATAGGACTTACATCCCAACCCTTTTTAATCGAATCTATATTTGCTTTAGCTTTTAATGCTTTTTCAAAATGTTCCTCTTTAAATACCGTTTTAACTCTTGGTTGTATAGGGTTTATCCTAACACCGCCAACAATCTGACCTTTCATTTTTACCGCTTCGTCAATGTAAAGTTCAACTTTTACGTTGTTCCAATCCTCTACAAATGAACTGTTCTTGCAAAATGACTTGATTATCTTTGCGTTGGTTACGTTTAAGACTAAAGGTTTTATCCTTCCCTTGTCTGTTGTGAAGTAAGCAATGTTGTAATCTCCTTTTTTTCCCGCTACAACTACGCTTTTTTCTTGTTTAACTTCTTTAATCGTGAAGTCTAGGGTTACTCCCGCTTCTAAATAATCTTCCAAGTCTGCAACGCCTAAGTGGTCGCTCTTGTACACTTTCCGAAAGTGGTGTTTGTTACTCATAATCTCTGTTTTTAGTAAAGAATCCGCTCGTTAAATAGTTAATCCGCTGACACTTTTGTTAACTACAATTTACGAAAAATACCACAAATATACTGTTAAAGTTTTGTTAAAATTTGCCTTTTTGAATACATTTTCTTACAAAAAATTTGGTTTTTACGCGTAAATTCCGTAACTTGTAATACAGCCCGATGAAGGTGCTGACCGCGGAGAGCGGATAAAAAAATAAGTAAAATGACGGAAAAAACAAGATTAAAAATTCACGCAACACGCCAACTTCAAAAGTTTGGAACTTGCGAATTAACACAAGAGTCACACAACGGGATATGTTACTACGTTACCCGCCAAGAGACTTTTAAGAACCTAAGACCAACTTTGTTGTTTATCGACCAAAATTGGGATGATTTTTACCAAATTCACTTAACAGAAAATTAAAATGAGAGTATTGTATTATTTAGAAAGCGTAGGTTGTCTTATAGATGAAAGTAACTATGAAACATTTCCCGCAAGTAAGGAAATTGTTAATGACAAAATTAACAGAGTTTATGTTGTTTCAAAAGACGATTATTTACCAGAGGATTCAGTAGTGTTTGAAAATGTTACTGACGAATGGTTGGAGGCTTTGTCCCCTAAAGATATTAAAATTATAATTAAACTAATGTTAAAACAAAAGAGATGAAATTAGAACACGAAAAAATGAAAATGTTAGCTGACGACTACGGATACAGTTCAGTTAATGAGATGGCAAATGAAAGCATGATGGAAAGTGTGACACCCGCAATTTGTATGAACGCAGATTGCCAAGCAACTTTCGACATGGAACCTGACCAAGATAGAGGTTGGTGTTCAGAATGTGAGACAAATACAGTCAAGAGCATTTATGTGTTAATGGGAATAATGTAAATATAAAAAGATGGATAACAAAACACAAATAGACTTGTTTAAGAGAGTTCGTAAATGCACGGATTTTCTTAAACACAACGAGATCAAAAGGGAAAGCTTTTTTGACGACGTTTACGGATACATTAAGCATAGTGAAAACTCAAAATTAGTTAACAGATGGCAATGTAAAACTGCTGATGCAAATTTCACTTTAAAGCTAGAAAAATATTGTGAAAACCAAGGTAAAACTACTAAAGATACAAAAATGTATATGAAGTTTATAAAGTTTCTTGAATGGTATGAAAATACAGGAGCTTCGAGAATTCCAGAAGATAAAATTGAAGAAGTATTCAATAGGTTTTTAGACGCAGATTAACTGACGAAGACCTGAATGGTCGAAACCTTAACGTTGTGAAACAGGGAGGTCTTAATCAAATTAAAAACAGATGAACAAATTAAAAGTAGTAAGAACACCGTTTGAGAGTGCTATGATAGCACAGAGAAACGAACACTCAGAACGCCAAGCGTAATGATGAACGGAGGAAATATTCCTTATTTTAAATACCAACTTTCGGTACACAAATTTAATTTAGGATTAATGTCTAAAGGGATAAAATGTAAGCACATTACCCTAAAAGACTTAAAAGAATATTATGGCTTAAAAGGAAGATATGCAAGTCAATGTTTAGAGGAATTCATGGTAATATTTGAAAGATGGACAAGATAAGACAGTACAAAACTAAGTTAATGAAAATTAGCTTAGTACGGGAGGAAAGCACAATGAGAAAAGCTCAAATTAATTCTTCATTAACAACTTCAAATTACATTAGAGGTATTTATGCAGATGAAAATGACCAAATTTCATTATACGAATCGTTTTACGTGCTGATGTTGAACAACGCCAACAATACTATTGGTTACAGTAAGATTTCACAAGGAGGGATTACAGGAACAGTCGTAGATATAAGACTTGTTGCAAAATATGCTTTAGAGTGTTTAGCTACTTCGGTGATACTAATTCATAACCACCCAAGCGGAAAACTTATACCAAGCCAAGCAGACAAGGATATTACCAAAAAAGTACAAAAAGGTTTAGCACTTCTAGATATTAGAGTTTTAGACCATATTATTTTAACGGAGGAGTCATATTTCTCCTTCGCAGATGAAAATTTAATTTAAAAACAGAAAATTATGAAATTTACACAGTATGAAAAGTGGATTATTGAAAACGCAGTTGAGGAGTATATCGACAGAGCGGAAGACACAGTTGTAAAATTTAAAAAAGAAGGAACTAACCTTATTTACAGTCCAGGATATTTTACTATGATTGGTAAGGAATTACTAGAGAAGTTGGAAAAATTAACTTATAAAAACAGAAAAAAATGATTACCGCAATAGAATTACTAGATGGAATTTATAAAGATGTTGTAACGGACTTTAACCCAAGCGTTGAAGTTACGGAGGTATTAGAATTAATTGATGAATTACAAAATAAATTACAAAACCTTAAAAACTAAGATTATGACAAAATTAGAAGAACAACACAAAGCAGAAGTAGCCAAATTAAATGAGCTAGAAGGCAAGTTGATAGTTATGATTGTACAAACTGAAAATTACGACCTGATGAACTTATTTAATGATTGGCTATTGCAAAGGAACGAATGCAATAGCCAGTACAACGAATGGATTACAGAAACACTAAAAATAAAGCAAAACTAAGAATATGAATAAAGCAGAATTTAAACAAAGGATTTTAGAATGTGGAGAACGTTCTTTTTACGCAGATGATACAGTTAACAATGTATTCAGAAGAAACCCAATTTACATGATGTCATGGGGTTGGGATAAGTTAATTTATTTACAGAGCGAAGATTATCCTGAAGAGCAAGTAGGGTTTATGTTTCGTGTAAACGGATTATTATTTAAAGGAGAGGTTATGGTAACACTTTCTTGGAATGACACATTTACAGTTCGATTCTTTAGAAGAGATGTTGCAAAAGATGGTACAGTTTCAGCCGTAGAAGTTACGGAAATGCAAGAAAATGAAGTTTATGTAGATAGACTGCTTATGACAATAGATGGATTGGTTGAAAAAGCAGTAGTATATTAAGAATTAGTAAACGGTTTTTTAGGGAGGTTCGATTCCTCCCTTACTAACAAATTTTAAACAGAGATTATGAAGAAAACAAAGATTAAACAAGTTAAGAAAACAGTCTTAAAGAAAGACGAAGAGCAAGTGTATTGGGAAAGGATTCAAATACAAAACGAAAGATTTTCAGCGTCATGGGACGATGAGTTTAACAGAGAAGATTATTAAAACAGAAATTATGAGAAAAGCAAGTAATTACGGAGCAAGTAGCTTCCACGGACAAACAATTGTTACAACGCCAAACCAACTGATGGAATTGGCAAAAAATCTGGATTCTGAATTTAACGATTCAAATGATGGTACAGATAAAACAAACTTTGATTTCGACTTTGAAACAGAAGATGGGATTTATTTTACAGTTTACGATTGGAAAGAAGGTAGAATTTTACCTTTAGACAGACATGTTGAATTCCATATCGGAGCAAGAACAGGTTTAGAAGCTAACGAAGCTTTACAAGAGTTATATAACGCTTTACAAGATTTATAATGGTAAATAGAGATGACAAAATAGTAAGAGTTAATGGTTGGGATTTTGAATTTGAACCAGAGCATAATTGGTATGAGTGTCGAGGTGAAGTTGTTTACGATGATGACCATGACGAAATGCCTGAACCCGCAGTTTGGGAGGCAGCATTAAAATTACAGGAAATGCTAAAAAAAGATGGATATAACGCGGAAGCTAACCATTCTGAGAAAGGATGGGTTGAAGTGACAATATTTGATAATTAATTTAAAACAGAGTAAAATGGAATTTAACAAAAATGCAGAACAGATGAAAACAGAAGTTGAAACATTCGTAATTGAAGAAACAGCCGAGCTTATTTATGATAGCGAAAAGCTAAAAAAATGGAACAAAATTGTGTCCGACTTAGGATTAGATGGTCAAAGTAAGATAGTAAAACCTGAAAAGTCCCCGATACCTTTTTTATACGTAAAACCAAACATGAAAAAAGCTTTTGAAACTTTATGTCCGATGAAAGTTCTTGTTGAGGAATATGACAAGACACCGATACCTTTAGACATTCTGGAGCTTGTAGCATTGTCGGTGAGAGAAAATTATTTTAACGAAATTGAAATATGGTACGATGATAAAAGTCCAGACCCGTTTTGTATTGGTAAAACTGCACAATATTACGGATATGTTAAAGGAGGAGATAGAAGCGAAACATTTAACACAAGACAAGAGGTTAAAGACGCAGATTGTCATTCGGTTTACACCACAAACGAAACATTCTACCTTTTAGGTAAATGGGCAGATGTAAAAAGAGGTTTTGATGAACTTTTAGAAATGGCGAGAATGCGTTACATGTCAGAGCAACGAATTTCTTATGAGGGAACAATTCAAACTTACGAGAGATACCTTTCTGAACTTCCAAAAGAAGCTGATAGATTATTTAGCTAAAACCTAAACAACTTTCAAAACCCGCGGAGATCTAAATTCTGCGGGTTTTTTTATTTCGTTTTCTGGATTATTTTCACAAGAGCCAATATCCTTAAAACTTCAATTTTTTAGCGGTTT